TTCGCGGCCCCCACTTTTCGACACTTGGCTACCGCTCCGCTTGCGTATGCGCTGGGCCACACTTTGTACCGGGCCTTTACTTTTCTTGCGCAAGCGTCTAATTTTTTCTTTTTCTTTTTTGCCATTAGTCACTCTTTCTGGAGGCACTGAGACTTGAAAGGGTATCTGTCCACGACTTATCAATACTTGCCTGCCTTTCCGTTAATCCGTCTATCGCTTGAACTAAATGATCCATCTTGACGTTNATAACTTCNGTGCGTTTGTCCACCGAAACAAGAGTAGAAACCATCCACATAAGNCCCGCAGCACCCAGTGTTAAACCTGTTCCCCAAACCAGTAGCTGCACGTTCTTGTCCATTCTATCACCAAGCCTTACAAGACCAATACTTAGCCTTTAGTTTATCTAACGTACCTTTGTCACAACCATGTCTTGCGCGGAAGGACTTGCGCCGTTTTGGATTGTTCTTCTTAATCGACATATTGGCATCCCCAAAACGAACAATCTTTTCTTTACCCTTGTCGCAAGCTTTTACAACAGACTTCTTACCGCCAGAAATTTGGCGTTTCGGTTTGTTGCACTTCATCTTAGACTTGTCGATCTTAGCCATAGGTTTTACGCAGGTATAAAATCACAGTGTAGGTATCAGCAGAAGTGTGACCAACAGTGGTAAAGTTTAAGTCACCCGTTTTACCACTTCCTGCGTTGTTAGTAAGACCACCAAAAACGGTGTAATCATGGTCCCCACTTTGATTTTCACCAAGCTCGATACAAAAAGCATCTGTGGATGCATCCCACAGAATCTTCACTTTCATACCTATGCATTGCCACCAGATACGCTCAATAGCAACCCCAGTGCAGGGGTTGCCATCAGTATCTGTTTCCAACGCGCTTACGTCTACCTTAGTTACAGCAGATTCACCTGAACCATCAGACACATTAGTGAATTTTAAAGCTGCTGTTTTTCGCCCGTCATAAAGTGTTTGGGACGTTACTGCGTCAGCCATGAAACCCTCCTATTACGCTATCTGCACGTATTCAATTATGAACGTAAACGAACCTGCTGTTGTAGCATCAACGGTGTTGGTGATATTGCAGAAAATAGTTCTTTCAGTGTCTGTATACTGAACAGAAGCTGGAGCCGTTGTGCCATCTTGCGTCTGAAGAACTAATGCAGTCACCGTTACGTTGTGTGCAACAACCGTTGTACCGCCATCTAATATCTCATCAGTCTGGGCTGCAACAATTTGTGCGCCTGAACTAGATGTGCCAACTTCATAGCCAATATCACCTGTCCCAATAACTGGAGCAACGTCACAAAATATTTTAATGTCCGTGATAATTGTGTTTGCTGGTTGAGTGAACTCACCAATCGCTGGACTGTCGCCTGCTGTTGTGTTTACTGTAACGCCAGTAGCAAAGCCAACGTGCTTTACATACTTATTAGTTACAATACCAGTAGAAGCTGTGTTTGCAACGGTAGTAAAAGCACCCGTAGTAGCGTTTTTAGATACTACTTGAAATCCGCCCTCAGAACGAACTGGACCCGAAAAAGTCGTATTAGCCATTATGATCTCCTGTCTTGGCTAGTGTCAGTCGCCCAATGCAACTGTCAGGGATATATTCAGTATACAGAAAGTTAAACAAAAAGAAAGGGGCAACCGAAGCTGCCCCTAGTTTTAGGGAGGAGGTAATGTGTATTACCTCCTCTACTATAACACAGATTAGGCTCCAGGGGAACCAAATACACAACGTGGATCTGAGAACCCGAAGCTGTAACGCTCACGAGCCTTGAAACGCATGTTGCCTGTATCGAAGTCTGCTTCCATGTTAGTGGACAGCGGAGTACGCTCAAAGTGGATCATTCCACGAGGAGCATCTGTCATGACAAAGAACGCATCTGGATCAGTCAGGAAGTCATTGACGGCATAACCATCAGGCAACATTCCCATTGAACGAATTGCGTTTGTGTCATTGTCTGCTGTACCAACACGAAGATTTGATACCATCAAGCGTTCTGCAACGAATTGCAGTTGACGCGGGATAAGTAGTTTAGTGCCGCGAAGTGCGACCTTCAAACCACGCTCGTCAACAAATCCTGCGATGTTGATTAAAGAATCCTCAAGAGAGGTTTCGTTTAAATCCGCAGCCGTTGACGGCTCGTTAGCAAACGTCCCACCGTTAGTAAGTGGATGAGATGCATCACACAAAGCAACACCGTCACCACCAGCAAATGCTGCTGCGGTAAATGCGTTGTTAAGAACCGAAGCGGCCTTAACTTGTTTTGTGTGTGCCATTGAACGAGCCAACGCACGAGTATAACGCGAACCAAGACGATCATAAAGATTGTCTTCGATAGCTTCCTCAGTAATCGAGAATGCCAGTGCAATAGTTTCGTGGTTGTAACGGGCAGTGTATGCTTCGTTAGCGTCGTCAAAGTTTACCGCAGAACCTTCCGATTTGGTTGGTGCTGCACCGAACCCACTCAACATAACTTCCTCTTCGAATGCTCGATCAGAAGCTTCTGTTGTGTAAATCTCAGCATGTTGGTTTTCGTACCTGTCGTACTCCATACCAAACAAGGCGTTGAGACCTGGTTCTAGTTCTTTCGCTAGTTGTGCGCGAGAAATAGCCATTCGTTAGACCCCCTTATACGCCCGTCGTAGAAACAGTGCCAGCAGCAATGGAGCCAGTAGGCGCATTGAAGTGGTTGTTTATACGAACGATTAATGGAATACCAGCAGCCGTGAAGTCAGAGTTATCGGGATCATTTTGGACCCCCATAATTCTCAACGCCAAAGTGTTGGTGGTTGCGATGGTATTTAAATCCGCTGTTGCAGAAGAAATACCAGTAGTAGTCGAACCACTGTTACCAGTTGCAAACGCAATATTCGCAAACACAGCTGCACGAACTTCCGCTTCAGTATTTGCCGCAGCCACTACGTTAGACGTAGCGATTGTGAACAACTGATTTGGATCATCATACAAAAAGGCTTTGACAGGAAAAGTAGAATCCGCGCCAGAACCCGGCCAAAAGTTTGAAAATATTGTTTCACCAGTTGTTGAAGAAACGTACTCACAACCTCCGAAAACTCCTACAATAGAGACGTTACCACCAGCCGCAGCTTGTAGATCATCAATGACACCCGCAGCTAACGGTATAACCGCCATGCCTTGGAATATTGGATTAGAGTTATCAGAAGCTATGCGATATTCCGTCATTCCAGTGGAGTTGGTCGCTTGACCAATCTTCCCCATCGGTCGAAGACCGAAGGAACCGTTAGAATTTGCCATAATAAGCTCCTATTTACAGCAATTAAAATTATTCAGTGTCGCCTCCGCGACCACCAAAGCTAACTCGACTTGATCGTCTATTCTCGATAGGCATTGAAGGGTGTTGCTCCTTCATCAAGTCTTGATCCACAGCTGTCATTTGTTGGCGGGTTCGGCTCCCGTAATACTCGTTTCTTTCATGTGCTGTTTCTTCTGGTATTCGACACAACATTAAGCCACCTTGGCCTATCACACCCTCATATCGACCATCGTCAATAGTGGGGGCTTCATAGTCTGGATACTCATCTTTCCGAACAGGTTCCCATCCTTCACGCAGTTTGGAATTGACATTCATTTTGTCTTCCTCGCCACGCATTGCGACTCGTATCCAGCGATGCACGTACCCTTCAGGTGGGGGTGGTGCAGCTAGATGACTGGGCGGTGCCCAAGGTTTTCTACGCGCTTCTTTATCGCGAGTGGTACTCTTACGAGAAGTTCTTACATCATCAGCCATTATATTAATCCTTTACAAACTTAGCGTATTCTTCAAGAGGTACGCCTAGCTTTTTTGCAATCGCAACCTGCGAATGGCTTAACTTGACCGACCTGCGCCCTGGGGTTTTACTGCGGGATGCGGAGTTACCAGCAGAAGCGACCTGACTTCCTCCACCCGTTTTCTTTGTCGCTTGGAATTTATGTGGAAATTCCGTGCGTATTCGTTTGTCCACCTCAGTATAGTACTCTTCGGTGGTCGGGTCAAACCCTTCTTCTTCCGTAAGCTGTTGATGAAGAGTATATGCCGCTGTCGTCATGATTCGATCTTGACCAAACCAATTGTTTTTATCTTTCCATGCAACTGCTCTAGCGTCAGGTTGCGGAGCCGCCTGTTGCTGCTGCGGAGCCGCCTGTTGCTGCTGCTGCTGCTGTTGCACTGCAACTTTAGACTGTTGCTCTGCTCTAACTTTAGCCGTATTATATTGCTGTTGTTGTACCGCAATATTGGATAAGGCTTGTTGAGCCTCCAGCATCCTGTCAGTATCACCCGCCTCATAAGCCTCTTTATACAGGCGTTTCGCCGCATCTGTTTGAGACTCTAGTCTAGTTCCATACTCAGACAAGTAACCTGTATCTAAAGCTTTTACCCTGCCTTTAAGCTTGTTATTTTCTTCCAACAGTTGCTGCGATAGTCGTACAGCTTCGCCTTTGTCGCGTTCTTCTTGACGGTATTTTTCCGTCAATTTTTTAATGCGAGATTGAACACTTTTGCTGTACGAGTCTAATTCGTCTTCCGTTGGTTCCGAAACTTCTTGTTCTTGTTCTTGTTCGACAACAACTTCTTGTTCTTGTTCGACAACAACTTCTTGTTCTTCAGACGTGTTTGACATCATCAGGCTCCAATATTGTAGCTATTACCTCATCATCGTTGATTATGCGGACCTCACCGCCATCAATCTTGAACCTAGACCCAGAGTAACGACCAATGCATACCCATTGGCCTTCTTTACACCAAGGTTCACTACCATCCCCAAACTTCGCAGGATCTTTGTAAGCTAGTGGTCCAAGCTTCATCACATATGCTACAACAGTAGCCACATTCTCACGCTCTCGCACTTCATCAGGAATATATAAACCACTCGATGTTTTAGCTTTACCTTGATACGGCATAACCAAAACCCGCCAACCTGTTGGTTGCGGGAGTCTTTCGAGTAGCGGTTTGTCTAAGAGGGACGGGTCTAACACCCGTTCTTTAGCGTCAACATATGCGCTTTCCAAAGCTTCAGGTTCTGCATTTGCAGCGGCCTTTTCTTTCTTTGCTTTCTGCGCAACGTGTTCAGGAAGATATAAGGTCTTCGACATCGTCTACGTTTTTCTCCAGCAAGGACTTGATTTCTTCACGAGCGAAAGAGAGTCCTCGTATCTCTCCCACCGACATTTTGTACTGCTCCCAGTCTTTGACAGCACCACTTGCAAGAGCAGAGGAAAGGTCTTTCTCCCGCTCTTCTAACTTCTTATACATGTACTTTGCCCAATCGACAACATCCATTATGTATTTTCCTTGTTGATTACTCGTTTATTAGTTCAAAGTGNGGTCCATCTATGAATGGTCTACGTCCTTGAGAGCGTCTTAAATCTATGTACGCATTCATAGCCTCTTCCATGGTTCCTTCCCAATTACGGATATCCCCCACGGACCAAGCCGCTCCCCACTTAACGGCTACACCACACTCAATCGCAGCAGCTTTCATAGCGTCAGCAATCTCATCATAAAGATTTAACTCCCATCTCCCACCATCAATCCACGCCATGAGATCGACGGCATTCCCATCAAGGTGTTTAGATTTCATCGTTTTTGAAGCCCCTTTAGCAACNAAGGCTTCTTGCTCTTTTCGGGTCCGAAGNCCACAAATCACACTGAAATCCTGAGAACTCTGTCCAATAGCCGAGCGGACAACAGCCTGCATACGCTCATTTACACCCTCAAGTTTCTCTTTACTTCTGTTCCCAAGTTTATAAGTCATGATTTTACCTTCATGTATTTAGAAATTGCTCTGCCACCAAACCAGAAACTCATAATCGCCGCAAACAATCCCGCGGTTTGATCGTCCCAAATTAAAGACAACGATCTACCCAAGTCGTTACCTGAGTTCATTAACGCAACTATCGCCGTTATCTTGATGGCAATGAAAAGGCCAAAAAAAACATAAGTGATGACAGGACGGACACTACCTCGTAGTGCGTTGATAAAACCTCCTGCGTCCATACTATCATGTTTATACAACCCCTCTGTCTCTTTAATCTCCGCCTGCTTATCCATAATGTTAAGCTGCAACTCACTGCGCTTGGTCATCAACTCCATCTCAAGCTGCATAGACTCCAATTTGTGCTTGTGATCCTGGCCCGCTCTGAAAAAGTTTAGTACTTCGGGAAGAAAAGAAGTCCCAAATCCCAATAAACTTCCAAGTAATGTAATCATTTCTTTCTCCTTCTAGTCCCAGAACTTTGTTTTTAGTGGAACGAATTGGGGGAGGCACTTGGCTTGGGTGAGGCTTTCTTTGTTCTCGTAAAAAACCCTGTTACCCACAAAAGTGCTGTTCGCAGTTTTCTCAATAGCCGTTGCAAACTGCTCACAACGGTAGATGTCACGAAAGACAGCCAACCCATTACCCATGTCATAAATCTGCCCACTAACCGTAACGGTGAGGACAAAAGCCAGTATGGTTTCCATCTCATTTGTCTAACACTTTCGGTTTAGGAGCAGGGCTACTAGTGGCCTCTTTACCCATCCATATACCAAAGCACCCTGTAAGAGCACCCATGCAAACGCTGACTAAACCGCTCTGAGCGATTGAGGGGTCAGGAAGCCCCATAAACCAGTGAACAGCCTGATACGTGAGCACAGTTACCGCCAGCATCATAAGACGAGGCAGAACCTTCCATTCATCTAAACTCGTTGCTGCCATGCTTCACCTTTACCATGTCATTAGCCAAACAAGGCCAAATAAACCACCAACTAGCATAAAAAACAAGGTAATTCCAGCCGTCCACTCTTTGATGCTTTGAACCATCTCTAACCTACGATACTCGTTGTCACGCTTTTGAACACGGATTTCTGCTTCTATGCGGAGTAATTCTTCCCAATGAGACGGGCCATACATAACCGATATGTAGTCTTTTAGTTCAGCCCTCATGGCATCGCGTTTTTTCTTGGCTGCGAAAATCTCCATTGCTTGCGACTCTACGCCGCCACCTAAGATTTGGAACACGGAGGGGTTTTGGTTTCTTTTGTCGCAGAAATCTAGGTCTGACATAGCGCCTGCCCAACGACCCAAATCGGTAGCCATGCCCTCCAGATCCCTCCCTACTTGCATTCCTTTTTTTAATGCGGAAAATGCACTTGAGGCGATAGCGATTGCAGAAACGGGATCAATCATGGCAACACGCCTTTAAGATGTCTAGCCCTGTTGCATTTTTTCTCGTTGAACGTCAATACGCTCACGATTCACTCGATTACGGTTTTCCGCGATGTCTTCTTGGCTTTCTATTCTAGCCGCATCTGTAGCCGCACGTTGTTGTAATTTTTGAAGCTCCATCAACATATCACCC